TAGCAGAAAGGCCCAAGATATTGTTACCATCCAAATACATACCAGTATGAACGTCGTTTGTAAACGAGTACGCTGGCAAACCGGCAGTTCCGTTACTGGCTTTATAAATGCTGGATGAACTAGCATTCAAAATGTACAAGTTGACACCATCACTCAGCACCGTGACAATACTACCAGTTGTCAATGTGATGGTTGCGCCACTGCTACCGGCCAATTGGAAAATCAAGTTGTAGCCTGATTTACCTGTAGCATTAGACAGAATATAGAACTGAGTAATCGCAGGCAACGTGATTGTCAAGTTGCTTACACGGGTATTAGACAGCGCCACATAGGTCTGAATAATAGGAGCAAAAGACTGCAAGCTAAATGTCGCTCCAGAAATGGAGTCAACATCGTACGTTCCAGAAGTAAACGTAATGCTTGATTGCGCCGCCAAACCAACTGTAACATATGACAGGGTGCTATAGTCGTAATATACAAAACCTGAATCGCCAGGATTTGTAAAGATAGAAGCCGCACCATTAATGGTTGCTGGTGACGGTGCTGCAATGGTCAGCGCACCAGTTCCAGAGTTACGGAACCCAATGTACCAGCCTGTTGTAATACTCGATGGAACAGGCAATGTGAAAGTACCGACGCCACCACTCCACACAAAAGTAGCGGCCCGACTTGCATCATTAATAGTCGGCGTAATCGAAACATCCACAATGTTCTGTGTGGTTGCAAGTTGGCCAGCCAAAGTAGTAAGGCCAGCACCTTGCAGAGTTGCCGCATCGGCTGCAGAAGTTCCTGCACCAAACGTAACGTTGTTCCAAATACCGCCAAGTGTGGTATTATCGGTTAGGTAGAAATAAAGCGAGACACCGCCAGCAATTTGAACCGACTGGCCCAAGTTGGCATTAACCACATAGAACGGGTTAGTACCTGTGTTTTTAATCAGTACGTCTGCGCCTACGGTGCCTTGTCGGGCATCAGGCAAAATGATAGATTGGCCAGTTGCCGTTGCATTAGCATTGATAATGCGGGTAGCCGGTGCTTCTGAACTATTTGCAACAGAGGGCCAATACAGCTGTGTGGTAGTTGCAAATGTTAATGTAGAAAACGAAACGTCTGTCGGGGTAACAACCGTTCCAGTAAATGGCGATACGTAAGTTGGGGTTGTCATAGATTAGGGTTCCTGTACAGAAGTATTCCGATCCACGCGACGGGTATTGTCTTCTTTTTTCAGCGCTGAAAGAGCGTCAGTATAATATTGTTTCCACACTGGTAATTTATCCAGTGCTTTCAAAAAGCCTTGTGCTTGCAACAAAGTGCCATACAGCATGGCTTGAGGAGCCACAGCAGTAAACAAGTTTTGTTGGTTGTTTTCATCCAAAGGTTGGATTTCGCTGTAATAAATAATTTCTACCGGATAGCTGGCATCGGGTATTGGAGCAAAGTTCCAGTTGGAATAATCATACTCAGCATAAAAAATTGGCTGGCCATTGGCAGATTCGGACTGGTACATTGCCACATAATCTTGGCTACGCAATGTAATAGGTTGGCCATTCACTTTCATGCTGACCGTTTTGCGCCACCGAGCTGGCTTATTGAGAACGGCCTGATTAGTGGCGAGGGTGGTTTCTACAACAGTCAGTTGCAGATAAGTCTTCAGTTCAGCAGCAATTGAGGACTCAGCCAGCGCAATCAAATTGGGGATTGCCGCCACAAAGTCGGCATCGTCCCGTTCGCTGTAATCGATAATGTTTGCTACTAAGCTGTCATAGGTCATAACTACTGACATAGATAACCTTTAACGTGTATAATATGAGAAGTTTGGCTGGAAGTAAATTGGTGATTTATCACGCTCTTCATCTTCAGCTTGGGCCAACCATTTCATATATTGGCCTTCTAAGTATGTAGTTCGAGCCAAATCTACTCCGGGCAATTGCAGCGACATTTCATGACTCAACCATGCCTGCACCGCTGGAATCCAACGATTAGGCAGTTCCAGTTGGTTTGTCATCGAGCCAACATCCATGATCTGGCTTTCAACCACCAACTGCAACATTTGGAAGTCATTGTTGGGAATTGGCCATAACCACATTTGAGGAGAGATCTGACGATCAAACCAGTACTGCAACGAACGTGCGCTTGGGAAATCTTTGTTCGGCAAGTTCCAGTAATCATCACGGTTCAATCGTGCCAAAGGAATAACTTGCTGAACGTACGAAAACGTGATTTGACGCAAAGAAAACGTCGGGGCTACTGTCTCCCTCAAACGATAATTTAAATGCGCCTGAGTGGTATTAATGGGGTAATAGGCCCATGTCCCGTCTGCCAGTGTGGTAGAGGGGAAAGTTTCCAGAGCAGTCCATGTGATACCGTCTGGGCTGGCTTCCAACACAAAGTTGTAAGTGGCCGAACCGCCTGGTGCATAAGCATTGAACCCGACGTTCACAATGCTCTGTGCAGTTTGGTACTGTGCGCCAAACCAGTTCTCACCAACAGTCGATGTTGCATGAGTGCTCAATGTTTGGTCGAACAGCGCCGGAGAATTAATATTATCCACAGGCAGCGCTTCACTGATCTGTGGATAAATGTTGTAAGACCAGTTTGCCTCACGGATGTCAATAATGCTTTGGTCCAACTGCACAATCTTTTGATCTTGGATCAAACCAACAAGTTGGTTTTTTAACATCCACAGATTAACACCACGGTTGGACAAATTCATCAAAATATAATACAGCGCCTGTTTGGCCGCATTAATATATTCCGGTGTCTGCTCTTCCGCAGTTTTACCAGCGGCACGGAAGGCATACTCAATGAGCTGCCCCACCGTGATTTTGGTTTGATTGGTAGTGTTGGAATAAGCCACGAATTAACGTCCTCTGCCAGATGTTCTGGTAGGCTTGTTGGTTACTCGGCTAGGCAAGTTGGCCTTTTTAGGGCCAGCCTTGACAAACTCCTTGCCTACTTTTTTAGGGATACCAATGTTGCTTTTGCCTTCAGCAGCCGCATACATGGCACCTTGTTGAGCTTTGCTAACGTAAGGCATCTTACTGGCCTTGTTGCATAGCACGTTGGCGCAACAGATTGGCCAGCAAGGCCTCTTGACCAGCACTACCGCCGCCAGTAGGATCGTTCACAGGAGCCGATTGGCCATAGAACGGTTGGCGAGGTTGGGGCTGCACTTGAGGTTGCGCTTGGGGGCGTTGGGGAACAGGTTTACGTGCAAAAGGGTTCATTGCAGGCATACCAGTTGGGTCGCCAACAGCTTGGGGAGTTGCCAAGGGGCCTGTAGGACCACCCATGTCAAAGTGGGCCATACCGCCTTCTTTCAAGCCCATGCCAGCACCGGGACCAGCAGCCCATGCATTCTTGTTCATGACGGCAGAGCGGTCAGGAGCAGGCAAACGGCGCATTTGATCAGCCATCGCTTGGGCAGCGGGGGTGCCTGGTGTCACACCCGAACGAGCAGCATTTTCACTCAACATGTCAGCATTACGGCCAGCAGAACGAGCAGCACGTTGAGCAGCCATCAATTCAGCCTTGGAAGGACCAGTCAACATGCGAGTAGCATTATCAGCCAATTGAGGGAAACCGCTGTGTTCCAAAGCAGGAATTGCATACTCAGACAAAGCCGCACCACCACGGCCAGCCAAACGGGATGCCAAACCATGCAAGCCCTTCAAGATGGAACCAAATTCACCGGAAGGACCGCCCACGCCTTGAATATACGGAGCCGCATCACTTGCTTGGAACGGAGCCAAAGTGCCCCGAGCAGCTTGAGCATGTTGAGCAGCGGCCAAGCTGGGATGCTGGTCATTGTCGCCATAGTCAGAAGCATCGTTTTGATAAAAACCAATGTCTGCAGGGTGCATAGAAGCCATGTCATTGGCAGAAGGACCACCTTGACCACCACGACCAGCGCCAGCGCCAGCGCCCATAGGCGACGAGGAATTTGGATTGGTCATATCAAGAGCAGAAGGACCACCTTGACCACCACGACCAGCACCAGCACCCATAGGAGCTGCAGGAGCGGCAGAACTACCACGACGGGTCAAACCTTGTTGGGCATTCAAGTAGTCGCGCAAGTTGTCAAAACCGGAGTCTTTCAACTGCTTCATTGTAACAATTGGGGCCTTTTTGGCTGCAGCAGAAGGAGCCGAAGCTGCGCCAGGGATTACTGTGGCAGCAGGTTGGTCCTTGTACATTGAATAGTCGGGCTTGGAAAAAATGCCGTCGTTACCAACGTTATCATCGCCGCCAGTATCACCACCAACAGCAAATTTCTTCACATCACTGCCCTTCATGGCAGAACGCTTTTCACCCTTAGAAGGTGCATCAGCTTTTTTGTTACCAGTAGGTTTAACTTTGATCAAAGAAACAGCATCACCAGCGGGCTTGCTTTTTTCTTTTTGTATATCGCTACCGCGCAGAGCGGGGCGCTTTTCGCCTTTAGACTCAGCTTCGGCTTTTTTGTTACCTGTGGGTTTGACCTTGATCAAAGAAACTGCATCGCCAGAGGGCTTTTTCTTTTCTTTAACCACATCGCTTGAGCCG